CAGCTCTTTAACTTTTTAATCTCGCTTTCTATACCTTCTTGACTATATTTGATTTCTACTTTCATTACTATATTTTACCCTAGTTCCTAAAATGGAGGCCCCGCCCGGGTACGATCCGGAGATAGCTGATTACAAATCAGCCGTTTTACCAACTAAACTACAAGGCCATTAATAACGAATATAAAATTCGTATTCATAAAATATTCTATCTAAGTTCCTTTTATCTAAAAGAGCAACAAACCCTTCCCAATCGTTGCAACTTTCATTCCATCCCTTTGCTATCATCTCTTTAATAATAGCTGCTGTGGATAGTTTGTTATTAAAAGATTTTTTGAGAAAATCTATAACGTCATTTGTTATATTTAACTCTCTCATGTTTAGTTTGAACTCAATAGTTTAAGTAAAACTTGATCTATTATGCTTTTTTTAAACTCTCGACAAACTCAATCTGAGCCTTATTATCAGCTTCTCTCTTCTTTGAGTATGAGGCTATTGCTACATACAAAAATACAATTACAGATAATATAACGACTGCGATTAATTCGTCACGACCCTTACTAGACTTGCGAGTAACCCTTACACTGCTTAAGAATGGTCTCATAATAGTTCTTTAATTTTTTCAATAGTACCAAAATCGTTATAGCAAAAATCGAAAATATATGGCTCAATATCTTCACTAAGATTATAATCAGCAATGAGCTTATCATAATAATAATCTCTCGCTTTTTGTAGATTGGTTACTAGATCGCGTGTTTTAACTATCGCGTCAGCTACTGGCGTAGTTTCTGGATTAATAATTTCTCCCTCTGTGCTAGTGGTAAAATCGCTAATTGACATTACAAATCCTCCTACAAGATGAGCTCTATAGTCGACCCATTTTGAATGATCTTCGCCTATACTAGTATAAAATACTATATACCCGGTATATGGATAAAACTCCCACTCGTGAGAGATCTCTTCGTATCTAGGCAATCTATCAAACAGAGACTCACTGTCTGGATTGCCATCGATAGCTTTATACTTACATCTTTTAACAAAAAGCTGCTTGTTCTCTCTAATTTCATATTCAAGCATAATGCAATCCAGATCTTTTGTTTGAAAGACTGGACCCTTGTCTTTAGGAAAAGAATCAGGAAGATCACACTTTACCGTAATTGTATCAAACATTCCCATTTTCGTCAAAAATAAAATAGTTACTGATTTCAAGAAGAATAGCTTCTTCAATTTTTTCTTTTATAGCTTCCTCTCCTGGGGTATCTGTATGCTTGTGAGCTCGATACCATCCAGCGGATATGCCTCTCTCAAGACAATCTTGCAATATTACATAGGTATTTGGTTTCATTAATAGACGTATTTTTTATCGTAGCATTTTTGTTCAACTCTATCTACAAGATTACTAATCTCTTTATCTTGCTCAGTCGTGATATCTTTCACAACATCATAATAAATTCTGATGCCTCCATATTTAACCTTAATTTGCTCAAACTCAACACAATTTGGCTCAATCTGCTGAATTGCGTCACAAAGAGCTTCTACCTCTGGAAACCATTCATCAGGAATATCTGCCCCCCAGCACATGCATGTCTCTCTCATATGGAGGTTAACGCGACGAAACATATCCGGATATTTATTAAATAAATTTTGCTCTTTTTCAGAAAATTTTTCAAATAAACTCATAGATGTTGCATTAGAGCGTTAGTAATGAGTAGAATATTTTGCAATGATAATTGCCGTCCTTGCGGGGGCATATCATTATTATATGATTCAATTATAGAGATATCATCTCTACGCATAAGCTCAGACCAGTCAGTGTCTGTAGTTTTACATGCCGATAGAAAACAAGCGACAAAAATTGCGAGATATTTCATAGATTATACAGCGGATAGCTTTTCGAGAGCTCTACCTAGAGCAATTCTTACCCCCATCTTCTTATCGTAATTATCTTTGAGAGAGCATATAGCAAGGCCGGAGCAAAGCAAATTACCCTCCTTGTTATAAATGTCAATCTTAGTTGATCCGCCTTTCTCATAAACACGCGACCTACCTTCATTATCTAGGAAGATATGTTGGCGTGAATGAAAAACACGAACCTTTAGTCCTTTTTGTCTCAGCGATTTTACTGTTTCCATATTTAAATTATATAAAAGTTCCTTAATATTTGTTCATGCTATTTTTTGAATACACATTTCTAGCTCTTTACATGCTTGCTCGTTGCAGCATTTTTCTCGCGAACACTCGAATGGTAGTTTTCGCTTGCGAAAAATCCTATCATAGTTCGCTGCATATTTCTTTTGATCTACCGGCCTTGGCCTATCTCCTTTACCCGCGCTCATTGTTTTTTAAATTGAATATTTTTAGCAAAATCCGGGTCTCCGCTCCCGTTTCTTACATTCTCTTTATGAATTTCTCTTAGAGAAGGGTTTATAGATGTAAATCGCACATAATGCTCAACATCTAGCCAGGAGACGCCAATAGCATTAGCAATTAGATTTACAATTATTAGCCATAAAATATTTCCAAATACCCATATTTCCGCAAATATAATAAAGATGGCTGTAGTTGTTTTCTTTCGTATTTCGTTAACTAAGTTGATCATATAATGTTTTTAATTAACTCCCCATACAGATTTTAAAACATAAAATAAGAACTTTATTCATAAGCCAAGTATACGCTAAAATGCATAATAAGGCAATTGGAATGCTTATAGCACATCCAGAGCATCCTTTTTTATATTTCATTTCTTACTCTCTTTTACAATTTTATCTACGACGTATGCAGGCAACACTTCTAAATTTTCCTTTGTAAATGTTTGAATTACAGCGTCATCGTCATTAACGAGTATTCGACGAACATATCCATCTTCAACAAGTTTATTTGCGATTGGAGCGATTAGTTTTCTATCCTCTTCACTGTTCCCCTTCGTTAGGCCTAGAATGATACTCATTTGCTATATTTTTACTATACGATAAACAATTATATATTTCAAGGGCTTTTATTCCGATTAATTCCCAATTTTCTGCTTCAAGTTCTGCGTCTTCGCAATCCCACCTATTCGGTCTTTTAGCTACCATACTATTACTCGGCCTGTTATCAATCATATATTGCTTCCAATGACAGAATTCGTGAAAGATAGTTTTTACAAATTCTTCATATGTTTCATTATTATTGATGTTAATGTACAATGTATTGCTATAATTATACCATCCCGCAAGGGAGTCGTCCTCGCGTATTTTTACATAAATGTTAGTTGTGCCTTTAGCTCTATTTGGCTTTATCCAATTGTATGCTGTTGTTAAGCAGTAGGATAAGAGCTTCCAATCAGTCGATACATTATATCTTGCAATAGCCTTTTCGTTGTCCTTGTCATTTAATCGCAACCGTATTTTCATAATTTGCGTGTTTCCAGATAGCTGTATCTCCGCGACCAAACTTAACTAGAGTCCCATCTTGAACTAGAGCTCTCAATAGATACCCAGCGCGGGTCGCATCTATATTTAGTTCTTTGCACACCCTGGCAATAGTAATTCCAGGCGGCTCTTGTAGAGCTTTGATCTTCTCAAACTCTTCATCCTTACGTTTTGCTTTAGGTATCGAAGTAGAACTCTTCGGCTCAACCTTCCTGTCAAAGTCGAACCCGCCATAGCCAAAATACATTGAAACCTCAGCGAGAGATCCATAGCGATTTTTCGTGGTAGTAATAGTTCTAAACGACGTATCATCCTCATCGATAGAAATATCCATATTGATATCTACGGCATGAGGAATAGTCGTCGAACCTTTGTACATACCGTTCTTCGTAATATGAAGAATAATACACATGGCAGTTTCATGTTGCTTGCATGCGCTAACAATGCGACCAATAGCGGCATCTTGACCGGTTCTATTAAGCCGGGCGCCGTTTTCTGACAATGTCGGAAATGAATCGAATACTACATAGTCCATATCCTCCATGAACGAAATAAGCCTATCAATATCAGTCTCGCTTGCGACATACACATTCGAGATATTAAGACGCTTACAAGTATAAGCGATCATTTCAACAGATTCTTCTCCGGTAATATAAGCTGTCTTATATCCATTATTGGAGAGAGATTCACATAGTTGAAGCAATAGAGTGGTTTTACCCGATCCCGGTGCAGCGGCGATAGTCGATACCGAGCCAGGTAGAATACCTTCGCCTCCATATAGAGTATCAAGCTGCGAGATTCCTGTAGCCATTCTGCTAAAGAACGAAGCAGGAACATTAATTTCACTAACCTTAGTTAACTTAGTTTTGTTATGATTAATTATCATTTGTTTGTTTTTTATTGTTTGATATTATTTTATCAAAGTTCCTTAATTTTAACTCTGCACATTAAGGAAGAAAATACAGTCCAAATTTTTTATTGGCTGCTCTAATCTTTCCTTTAATAATATTATATTAAAGTTCCCTTTTAAAGGGTTGCGAGAGCTTCTTTCAGCTCGCTCACTGGAGCGATAGTCTGTCGAGTAGCAGAATCATATCGTGCTCTTTCAAGCCAATGATTATTATATAGATAAAGTTTACCCTCACGTTTTAAAAGGCTAGCAGCCGTTTTAAAATCCACTTTACGCTCTCTCATCATGAAATCAACAACAGATTCAAATTTATCTTGAGGATTTACGATAGGGACCGGGGGAGGCGATACTAAAACTGTATTGGCTTTAATGAGATTAAGAATCCAGTCTTTGGTAACTTTCTTTCCCGGACACGACTTAGATGTTTTGGGATCGTCTCTATGAAAGAGAACTGTCTTAGATGAGGGCTCAACCCCGATCCACTGCAATAAATCTGCAGTACATTGAGCTGTAACCTTCCAGCACTCCAATCCTCTACCAGAAAGCGGATCTTCTACATCATAGTCTCCTAATACTTCAATGCCTATAGACGAAGAGTTAAAAGAAACTGCGTGAATACCAGGGGTAGTAAGAGGAGTCATTCCGAATATTTCATTCTCATCAATAAAGAGATGAGGCCCTCTATTCCATCCTAACTTGTTCTTGTAATATGATGCAATGTTGTTAATATGCTGAATGGTAAGACCTGTTGGTCTTTGAGCAAGCGAAGGGGCTGAACAGTGATGAAGCGTCACAGTTTTGACCCAAGATGGTTTACTTATAGTTTTAAGATAGTCTTTAAAAGAACTATTTGACCAGACTTTCCCGACGTTTGCGTATGACATAAAAATATTTAGGTGGATAACACGAAACTATCCACCTAAAATATTTTTTTATGCTGCTTTTAGATACTCGAGCGTCTTGGTAGAAAGAGTATTGAACGTAAGATTACGAATAAACTTGTTAGGAGAAGTTTTTTGATGGGTTTCAAACTCAGTCACTGCATTGAGAGCATCCCACTTCGTGGCGCCTTCGTTAGCAATACCTCCGCCAAACTTGAGCATAATCTTCTCTCGCTTGGTTTGAATCCGAGAACTCTCGTCCTTATCTTTAGGGATAATAGTCTCAACAAGCTTCACCATATCGTCCTTGGTGAAGCGCTGATTGCGAAGAGTTTCAGCAGTTTTAGCAAACCCAGTAGCATACTCGATATTGAAAGCAATATTTGCTCGAAAGTCCTCAACACGCTGATCGAAGTTAGTGCTATGCCGCAGAGAAGGCGATCTACTCTCTCTCGCATCCTTCATCACCAAATGAAGAGCATTGGTACAAGCAATACGAATTGTAGAGGGAACGATCTTATTTGAAGATTTGCCTCTATGATCGATAATAGTATAGAAATATCCTTCGACAGGGTCAGAACTAATACCAATATCGCCGATTTTACTCTGAATAACGAGCTGAGATCCAGTGCTATTTTCAGCAAAGCCGACATGGTCAATATGAGCATTAATACCTCTACAGGCAGTCTCAATAGTATCGACCATTTCATCAATCTGAATAGGTCGGTAGATGTTAGAGCAGATACCAATATGATTATTAGTATCGTCCCGGGTTAAGCTAAACAGCTTCGGGATTTGAATCCCTGCCGCGGTAAACAGCGGCTGCTTAGTAACGTTAAAATGAGGAATATCCCCCAATCCATTTATTTGTTTGAATACTTTCATTGTACTTTCGATTATATGTTAGTTCCTTTTTCTTTATTTTTTGATTTGTTAGCGATAATGTTAACAGCGCTATATTCATCAAACCCTTCTTCAATAAGTCTGTCGACTATTTTTTTTATATTTGTAAAGATTTCCCCTCTAAAGTGAAACTCTCTTCCCCCTGGCAAGTCTATAACCTTTAATGAAACAAAGTCAATCATACAAAGGTATATTTAACTTCGATAAAAGAACTTCTCCATTGGTTTGTCTGTAGTGGTAAAATTTATTAATCTGGTCAAGCAATGCCTTTACCATAGTTTTACTAGGGGTAGCGTTGCGCTTATTACGGTCACTTACAAAGTTTCTCAAATGACATTTGCATAGCAGAGCATATGGACACTCGTTACATCCCGTGGACGATCTAACAAGGTCAGGTCGCTGGCAGGTATCTTTAACCAAGTCTTCGTAAAATGCTATACGGGTATTGTATGACAGTTCATTAAAGGGTGTTTTTGGAGTTAGAGAAAAACTAGAAATATACTCGGTCAACTCAACAAGTTGCTGCTGCTTAGTTTTCTTCTTCTCCCTTGCTGGTAGCTCAATACCGAGCTTTTTAAGAGTATTACCCCCAATGCCTTTAATTTTTAGCAAATCCTTTGCACTCTTAATAGTATATTTAGATCGGTAAGAAATAAGCCTATTTGCTGTATTCTTACCAATACCAGGAAGCTTAACTAGTTCTTTAAGATCCAGGGTGTTAAAATCATCTATATTCATGGAAATTTACTGAAATGACATTAGCAGGGGTTCTTTGAATGGATTCATCTATTAGGGTTATAATGCTAGCAATTTCTCCTAAGCTAACATCATCTTCAGAAATAGTTTCGTAAATAACCTTTTGCTCTTCGAGAGTAAGTAAATGATAAACACATACGAAGTCAAATATATTTTTACACAGACCTAACTTAAGATCGTTTAATTTCATTGATGCCAATAGTCATCGTCATTAGGAATCATAAACAGAAAGATATCTTCAATCTCGAGAAAACTTTTTGTTGAGATATCGTCAACAACTTTGCTCATACTATTCTCCAATCTAACCAATCCGTTATACCCTTCTTCGCCAATTACATTTGAGCAATATGCTTTTGCATCAAATATTTTATTAAAATTATATTCAGACGATAATTGCTCTGCAAAGTTCTCGCAAATATAATCTAAAATACGTCTATATCTTGATGATTGCGATGGAGAAAGCTCTTTTAAAAGCCTTACTTTACAGTTAGTTTTTGGCGCCCATTTAATTGAATCAATAAATTGCCAAAATAAATTGATCTCGTTACTATCGAATGTGTTTAAGCACTCAGTTAATTTCATTGGTTATTTTCTTTTTCGTTCATTGTTTTTATATTATAGAAAAGTTCCTTTTGGTATTTATTTGATAAAATTTTTTGAATGTCCGATTTTAAATACGGCATATAAAACTCCTCGACGATAGAAGTATTATCGGGATTCTTCTTGAGATAAATTATTTTCAGTTCTTCGCATTTTTTGTTAGAGAGCTCTTCTTTCATATAAGCATACAAACTTAATTGAAGGGCGTAATTACTATATTCGCAATTCACTAAATGATCAACTGGGGAAAGTAAAAACTTATCCGTTGTAAATGTATTAGTAAATCTGAACTTTTTGTTTGTCTTTAAGTCCCAGACTTTAAATGTATCTTTTCCTTCTAGTATTATATCAGCCATCCCTGCTACTCTAAAATGATCATTATACAAAACTTGTTCAGAATGTATCGTATACTCTTTATTTTTATTGAGCTGATCTTCTATATAGCTTATAAGCTCTTGCTCTTCCCCTGTTGACACTCTCGATTCAATATAGGTCTCCATTATCTTATGGATAGCAGTGCCGCGGGTTGTTGATATTCTATTTAGATCTGCCCAATATGCTTTTACTTCTTCAACAAGAAGACCCTCTCTCCTTGCTACATTAGCTGCTTGGCCGTCGAGATCGAACTTTGGCTTATATTGCCCGAGTAGTGTCGTAACCGAGATATAGTTTTCTCCTGTTCGAGAGTTAGTGTATCTGTGTTCCTTATCATTAAAAACAACGGGCATAATTAAAATTAGCCCCTAAAAATAAAAAAACAACTCTTAATCATAACTTCCATACGGGGAAGTATTATTAGCGTTCATATCAAAAATATTGTCTTTGCTATATTGATCGATATCAAAGCTGTATGTTTTATCCTCTGTCTTAGGATTATCTCCTCCTGACAATCTGCCAGAGAAATTATTGTCGTATATGAGATTATTAGCCCCTTCAGCGGAAAGACCAGGCTGATAAGAGAACTCAAATCGCTTTGCTCTTATTCTCCACACATAATGACCACCAAGTGCGTTAAGCTTGCCTACGTCAGACTCCATTCTTTCAGTGACTATAAACTGTTTTCCAGTTCTTCCGTTTGGTCTAGTTGAGCCATATTCAGCTAATTCAAAAACATCATCTGATTTAGGCTCAATATATTGATCGTTATTTGAATGGACACTGTCTCCAGCAAAAGCTGTTTCAAATGAGCTAATATGAACATAAGCGGTAATAGTGTCGTCTGCTCTTATACCAAATTTGGAAAACTGAATAGCGTCCTCGTCAAGCTCTATATACATCACTATATTCTTCGGCGGATGGTAAACAGCTTGTGGCTGCTCTCCATAAATTAAATCAGCGCTTAATGTAGAGGTTGTATTGACATAGTATTTTACAGGGATGCCGTAGAGATTAATTGCGTCTTTTATTATCTCCGATATAGTGTCTATATCGTTAGTATTGCAGGTTTTATTTGTAAAGCGAGATGTGCAATCCTCATTACCGTTTTGGGCCCCGGTAAAGAAGCAACTCCCTCCAGACTGGGAAAGCTGATAATAATTTCCGCAAGAATCACTCATCTCTCTTTAAAATAAAACATTGTTTAGTCGGTTCAAACATTATAGTAATCGGCATGTTAGAGAGCTTTTTAGGATGCCCTTTATCTAAATCTGTTATTTTATACATCTGACATATTTTTTGAACATCGACAGGGGTTAAAAGCTCAATAGTTGCAGCTCCTAGCCGTAATCTTTCTACTTTAGGATGTAAAGACGCATCATGTTTGCGACTATCAGCTATAGATTTATCAAGACCTTCTCCTGATCTTAATTCTCCGTCTGTGTTAAAAGGCATATGAATCGGAGACATCTTTCTCTGCGCAGTGGAGAGCTTAGCTCCGAAGTATTCTAAGAAAGTAATCACACTATTATTTATGGTTGGAGATAAAAAAAGACCGGATCTAATAGATCCGGTCTTTTGAGTTAATATTGAACTTATTATTAGTTACCGAACGCGTGAGAGCCGGGGGCTCCAGGACGACGAGCTTTAACTTTCATGTTACCGTGATCAGACTTACCGCCGTGACCCTTCTTGAGACCTGAGCCAACAAGAGAGTGCCCATAGTCTCCATCTTCGCCGACTTGGTCAGTATACTTGCCATCGCCCCCACCAGAGCTAACAGGCAATTTACCGACCTTGTTATCCTTACCGGTAAGCTTGGAAACACCGTCAGGGGCATTTTCGAATTCAACAGCTTCGGGGAAAGGAGAACCCATATCTTCGTCCTCATCTTCCATTTCGCCCATATCTTCGCCCATATCTTCGTCTTCTCCGAGCATCGCATTAAGAGCATCGCAAAGCTGTTTTGCAACATCTCTAGGAAGTGAGACAGTGACTTCATCACCACCATCCTCATCTCCCATATCAACAAAATCATCTTCCCCAGCATCAAGGCCGAGAGCAGCATTTTCATCGTCCATTACCTCTTCATAGAGCCGATCAAATAAGTTATTTATACTCATAACACTATTTATGCCCTCCTTGACCATTTTCTTTGGTTTTTTAGAGGTCTTCTTATTTTTTTCTTCCACAGGCTTTTCGACTCCCTTTACTTTTGGCCCTCCCTTTTTATCCAATTTCATTGTCCCTTTAGGATTTTTGCCTTTGGCGCCTGGCAAGTCTTGGTCTTTAGCCTTTGCTTTTTTGGCTTCGGTTAAAAAGTTGGTTTGATAAGCCTTATAAATATCAGCAATGTCGTTGTGTGTCATAACTTTATTTATATAAACTAGACACTTTTTCTAAAAAAACTTCGTTAAGAACATAAATAATCGTATGGCAACTTTTACAAACAACTCTCTTAACGTCACTCTCCCTGAGCCTGATTTACTTTTAACCGAACTATCTACAGATGTAGACTTTATTAGCGCTGGAACCGTTAATGGTAAGAACGTTCTTGGCATCGCTTTTAATGAATTATCTACTATCGTTGGCGCTCCGACCGCTCTTGCTGGCAATATGGTTACACTTAGTGCCTCTAACGGTGTTAAATTTGCAATTGACGAAGCCTATAACGGTCAAGAAATGGGAGTTATTCTCGAAGATAGAACTGTTTGTCTCTTTACAGCTGCTACCGCAACGGGCCAGACTGGGCCTCAGACTCTTGGAGCTGCTTCCGATTCTAATAGTTATGCCGAGCTTCGCAGACTTAAAGCTCTCGGATATATCTAATATATATTACAAACCTTCTGAAAAAATCGCTAGCATTGCTAGCGATTTTTTTTGTTTAAAAATGATATGTTGGCTCTAATAATTCCCAACCTAATGATTCTAGCTCATTAATATCAGTTTCTTCTATGCTATCATTAAAAACAACTGGCATACCGATACTTTCTTTATTATTATCAGCTAACGTATAAACTGATTGAGGGTTAGAGAAATATCTAAGACCATAATCAAGCGGTCTAATAACTCTGGGCTTACCATTTAAATCAAGCTCAACAATTTCAAAATATCTTTCTACAATATCGCTATGTAATATCATAAGAGCCCAGGTCAATGCCATTACTCTATCGTCGTGGAAACCAGGCTCAGCTGCCCAGCTTTTATTTGGTTTTCTAATGAAATGTTTAAACTCATTCAAGCATTCCTTGCTGTATATTCTTAAAGAGTCTAAATCGTTCATCCAATATCTCATATTAGCTATTGCTTGATATTTTGTATTAGTATGAGATATCATGCCATGCTGCTCTCGCTTTCTATTAGCTTTTCCAGCTCCATATGAAACGATATTATCGTAATGCTCTTCCATTACAAGCTTGTCAATAATTTGAGCTCCTGGCCCGTTACGCTCTATTAATGCGAGTGGGTTGCCATAATGGGATAAAACTTCCTTTACTTTTGTAATAAAGTTGAAGGGAGATATATCATTTGCGGCATATTCTGCGACTTGCTCAATGCATTGTAAATCTGTAATATCGAGGATTTCAATAATAGAAAAATCTTGACCGATCCCTTCTGCAATATCTACTCCCGCTACATATACCCGCTCTGGGTCTGGTGATTTGTATATTCTATATGCCCCATCGTCGAGTGTTAAATCTGGCTCGCATAGACGCATTTTAAACTGCTCAAGCTGCTCGTAGTTAATCGATGATTGCCCGGCAGAATGAAACTCTAGCTCAAACTCTTGCGCCCATAAGTCTTCGCTTTCCAGGGATGATTTGGTGATTCTTGCCCATTCCGCATCTCTGCCAGGTATTTCAGACCAATGGATTCTCAATGGAGCCCATCCATTTTCGCCGCGTTCAGCTCCAGACCATAACTGATAGAATAAGTTATCAGTCCCGTTCGGGGTAGAGGCGATTATTATTTTAGATTTCTTGGAGGCAGAAATAATAGGATATACAGCAGCCCAAAACTCTTTCATGAGGTGGGTATTGTGGTTTGATATATTATTGCCGTAAAATGTGCGGCAATCTGCTACATTGGCCACATCATATAATTTACACTTTTTAATAGATTTAATAGACACGACAGTTGACGAGGTATTTTTATTATTATCTCTATCATATACCTTTATATTTCGTCCCACGCTATCCTTAGCATAAACAAAATCTCCATCGGCTGTTTCAAACTCGTGGTCAGGCGACACAACGATATTATTTTTATCTTCAAAGAAAACTCTAATAGCTTGCCGGTTTTTATATTCTTCAATTCCGCCGAAACTCTTCCATCCCTCCGAGGTCCTAATCTCCCAATCACATGTTAAATTATTTTTTTTCATTAATTTCTTTCTCTGTAATGAGCTTAAACTCAAAATTATTTGCGTCGCACCATTTTTCCGCGGCTCTAAATTTTTGTATATTTAATTCTGTTTCAGCAAACGCTGCGGGCTTTATTTCGTAAAGTATACGGGATGACATATCTACAAAATCCACTATATATATTTTATTCTTATTTTTATATAAGTATGGTATTCTTATACTCTCATATAAACAGTTAGGATTTTTTTCATGAAATATTTTTTCCCACTTTGATCTGTATCTTTTTATACCGGTTATATTCGATGAAATTTCATCCCGGCAATTAAAATAATTGTTCGATTGGGGAGTAAATTTACCGTCTAGTATAGACTGCTTAATTCCCTGGCTAATACGTTGAGGAGTGCCAGACAATTTGTTTTTATAAATTATGTTCTCCCTATACCCTGGCTCTGACCATTTATTTTTTAAAGATTTGCTTATTTTTTGGCGCGTCTCCGTGGATACTAGTCTGCCTCGATTTTTTTCGGCTGATTTTCTTCTCGCTTCAATCGTTTGCCCAGATAAATAAGATTTTCTATCTTTCGCATTTGCGGACATATAGCGATGAGCACATTCTTTACTGCCGCAGGTCTTTAAAACACTAGAGCTATAGCTACATTTCTTACGAGAATTTAGGCAAAAAGGACATTTAATATCTTTTATACACATTACGCCTGCTAAAAATAAAACTCTAAATTTAAAGGGAGTGTCTAATGGAAGATCTTCAGTATATTTATATATCGAGGATATATAACAAATATTAAATTTTGATATATCATTTATCCAGTTAACAATCCCGCCCGATTTATTAAAAATTGATTTTTTTAAATATTTCTTAGTTTCTTCTATATCAATTAATGGAAGAGAAAGAGATTCAATCGATGGTTCCCGTCTTATTGTATGCTTCTTTCCTTTTCTATAACCTATCTTAAGATTGACAAACGGTCTACATGGGATATCGTCTGGTGATATATTATGCGTGAGATGATATATTTTTTGTGCAAGAGGCGCGTCTTCTAATTTAGTATTATTAAACAACACTTTAATACTACACCATACTTTTTTTTTATTTCGTGACAGATAAAAATTAATTCGCGTATGATTTTTATTTAATTTGCCGCCGCATTCATTTTTAAAAAAATTTAACACCTCAAACCGGAGATCAGGATCGTAGATCATAATATTATTTAGTCATTTTGGAACATTTTATATGCTTCTAATATAGGGATATTTTTGATTTCTCCGGTTTTAGTATTTCTAATCTCAATGAGCGTATCGCCACCTACACACTCAACGTGAGCTAACTCGTCCAATATCAACAAATCGCAAGAACTACCACGGCCAGCCGAACTTGTTGTTGTTGTAATGCCTATTCGCGAGCCATTCTCAAACTCAGCAGATGTTTTTCCATATTCTTTTACAGGAGGCTTTAACCAGTTTGGAAGCTCCTCATACGCTAATCTGACCCTTCTAAATATTTCTATCGCGGTTGATTCCTTGTTTGCTACGAGAAGTATTCTTTGATCAGAGTTAAAGCAAGCAACCCAGAGAGCAAATATAGTCATAATAGTCGATTTCCCTATTTGTCGTGATGCACAAATAATGCTAAATCGCTCCTTTTCGAGCATTTTTAATGCTTTTTTCTGACATTTATGTAGCTTAATCTTATTTCTTCCTTCTCCAGGCGCAATAATATAGAAGAAGTTTTCTGCAAAATAGATGATATCTTTACTAGCTTTCTTTAAATCTGCTATCTGCTCCGGCGTATATTCGAACTTTGCCCCTCGCTTAGGCAGGTTGGGGTTGTTCATGTAGAACTGATCTTCCATATTTTTTTTATTTACACTCTATCCTTTATACTCTCAATTCCGAAATCAGTATATTTTTCGTATTCATATACTTCCTCTCGCGGAACCATCTTCGCTTGTGATTCTGCGTTTCTAAATGAAGATACCTTAGCAAAGTAATTTTTATCTCCTCTTTCAGGTCTTTCAGATTCTGGCACATCTTTAAAGGTATTAAAATAAGCTATATCATAAAAACTGGAATTTACATTATTACTGTAATCGATGTTGTCTCCATCCTTATCTGTAATACTTATGTGCTCTATTTTATTATTTCTGTCTGTCGACCAAAGCATGCGTTTAATATTTGCGTTCTGTAATATATATACTCTACGTTTAAATACCGGGGTATCGGAATAACGAATCATTACAAGAGGGCCATAGGGATTTTTCTGCATGAAAGTATTTGTGTTTATTATAGACTTTGAAAATCCTTTCCCGCCCTCGTCGCTGCGAGTAATCAATACATGATCATTATCAACCTCAATAACATCAGAAAATGAGTATAATCGGTCAATCTCTTCAAGAGCTATATTACTTAAATACTTTTCGTATTCCGTATTTTTTACAGCTTTACGCAGTATATAGTTTAGATAGTAAAATTTATCATCTTCATTCAACCCGATATCATTTTTGTCCATGAATTGGCCGGATTTATAGTGAAACTGATATTTTTCTTCTGGGTCCTTTTTATTAATAAAAATGATTAGCTGGTCTTCCTCAGCGTAGTTTTGATAGTAGCCGAGACCTGGGGCAGCGGTGCACCAATCAGTACCCTTGCCAAGAGCGCAAGCAGCTCCTTGTGTTTGCGGGAAATAGATCACCCACGTATCATTCTCGTAAACTTTTAACTGACCTTCGCCCTTTGTTGATTTTTCTTGTTTCTGGGCAAGATATTCTCTATATTTCGGAGCTATTTCCTCTATAGACTCTACAAACTCCTTAAAACTGCTATATTGCTCTATCGCTTTTTTTGGAAGTAATCTATCCATCTTTTGCTGCTTGATCTGATAAAAGAGCTCAAGCTGTCTTTTTAACAAGTTTGATCCTCCCGAAAGCGGAAGAGTGCCTCCTGGTCTTCTAAGAAAAAAACGATTTTCAGGATACTGTTGATCGTCTCTTACAATACGAGTTATTATCCAGTTTAATGCGTTTGCTCTATCTTTTTCCGGTATATCGCGTGGTATGCTTTCTATAATAGCAGATCTAAGCATTCCGTAATCATGCTTTTGAAAAGAGTCCATATCTTCAATTGATTCTGCACCAGTAATTAATCTCTTAAATTTAGGGTCATCCATGCGCTTTACAGTTTCGCTATACGAAAGCTCGAGCAGCAAATGTCTATATGTATTATAAAACGATTCCATACAAATTTGAATGAATAAATATATTTATGGCTATAAACCCAAATAATCAAAATTATATACCATCCCCTCTTAACAAGGCTTTAACAGATAAGTTTTTAATGGTTTTAAAATTGCCTGAAGCGCTTAAACCTATTAACGAAAAGTTTCGTCGAGATAATAAAACTTTACAGCTTGATACATTGCAGTTTTCTATCTGGGGCTCTGTTGTGCCAAAAATAAGTGTTCCTTCAGTTCAGATGCAATATATGGGAGGCAATTTCCCTATATCTTCTCATGCTTATCCTCAATGGGACCCTATTACTGTAAAATTTGAAGTAGATAATATGTGGTCTAATTATTGGGTCATATACCAATGGCTAAACTTGATGCGTAATGATAAAGCTGGTATTATGAGAGGGATATCTGATAAGCAGGGACTGATAAGCGGAGACTCTCCTGTAAGTACATACTCCTCTGATATGACCGTGTATGCTCTCGATGAGTACGAGCAGCCTATTATTAAATGGACTTATACCTATGCTTTCCCAACTAATCTATCTGATATTAATTTCTCTGAAAGAGATACAAAGCAAATCGAGTGCTCTTTTACCTTTCAATTCTCTCAGCTTTTTTGCGAGTTAATATAAATTAGCAAATTATAGATCAATATTTATACTAGATAATAAATATTACCGTTTTTTAAAAAAATGGGTTGAAAATCTATAAATAGGATATATGAGAACAATACAATCCCCAGGGGTAGAAATTCGAGAATTTGATTTAACATCAAGATTAGCCACATTTGCAGGAACTGATGTCTTTGTTACCGGCTTTGCTGATAAGGGGCCGACTGATGAAGTTATTAGGCCTTCGAGCTTAAGAGAATTCGAGGCTATTTACGGCGTACCTAAAACTCCAGCTGAAAGATATTTTTATTACAGTGTTGACCCGCTTATTAAAGCTGGTGCAAACGTTTATGTTTCAAGAATGCCGTACGGAGCTAATACAGGGGAAGGGTTCGGATCTTACTATGGTGCGCTTGTTTATCCAGTCGTAGCTGTTACAGGGCCTGCTCTCTCTTCTCTTAGTACAGATCTTAATCAAACATCGGCAACTTATGTGCTCGGTCAACCAAGAGCTTTTAGTCTTACAAAAAGCGAATATCTTGGATGTTTGGATGGAACAGGATTTACCTGGAGCTCAACTGGATTGAGCGGCGCTAATATAAGTATGACTCTTAATGCTGGATCTTCTGCGCTTAGTTCGACTGTAAGTTTTAACAGTGTTAGCTCGTTTGGATATGCAGGACTTGTTGTTCTTAACAAGGGACAAACTACTGTTAATCCTAGATTCGAAGGATACTATGTCGGTATTGCTGATAATACCAATTTTAATCCTGCAACTCAATATGATTCCATTAGAAGTGTAAAGGTCTTAACAACATCTGCTTCTAACACAGGGTTAACTCTCAATACTAATTTGCCTGCAAATAGAATTAACTTCGCTCTTAGTGGTTCGAATACTTCTAGCGGGACTGTATCAGAGGTAATGGAAGGATTAGCTGGATTTGATATTTCTCAAGCTAATTATAGCGATATACTTAACGTTGGGGTGTTTAAATTGCGCCAATCAATATTTACCCCCGACACAATTAAGCTTGACTACGTTCTTGAAGATTCTGCTGCAGGATCTATAAGTTATGGGCGTCAAATTGGCGATCCTAACGGTGGTTCTCCTCTTCCATTCTTCATCGAAGATAGACTTAATCCGATGTCGAGAAATGTAACTGTGCTTGTTAATGATTATATTAGCAATAGAACCGTCGGTAATACAGAAGGTCTTGATTCTGACGGAACCCCGCTCAAGAAAGTAAGAGTTTATAACAATACTCTTATCGAGACATTGACACAATCCACAAGCGCCTCTTACGGCATTAGCAATACTATAATGAGTAATCTTTCCGGTCTCGGTGTCGCCGATAACTTAAACCCTATCGGAGCTTATTCGGATGAAACATTTACTAACAAGGATCTTGGATCTATTCCGTTGAAGCTTGATCGTATTCTCGATCTTGTACGTAATGATGAGATTTATAATATCGATGTTTCTGTTGAAGCTGGTCTTGGCACTATATATGCTATGACTAAAGCTCTTGGTACATCTACATTTGATGACACAGCAACTGGAGCTGGTCTTACAACCGGTCTCAATGCTCTTCAAACTACCGGAAGTTATAGCGCTCCCGGTCTTGACACAGATTTGAGAGGAAACTACAATACTATATTCTCTAAGTTCCAAACATTCGCTGAGCTAGAGCGTAAAGATCATATCTTTATTGCTGATCCTCTCAGACCGATCTTTGTTACTGGTGTCAATAACAAAACTCTCAAAGATACTAGCAAAAACTGGTCTCAGCACATCTTTAGTGCTCTCAGACATCAGTTTAGCCTTGCTAACTCTTCGTATGCTACTACATACGCTAACTGGGCAAGAGTCAATGATAAGTTCTCTGGCAGAGATGTCTGGGTACCGTTCTCTGGCATTGCAGCGTCTATCATGACTACAACCGATACTAACAACGATCCCTGGTGGGCCCCTGCTGGGTTTACAAGAGGTCGGGTGTTCGGCGTTAACGATATTGCTGTTGAGCCTAATCAAAAGCAGAGAGATGATCTTTATAAGTTCTCTCTTAACCCGATTACAGCTTTCAGAGAAGGTATTACAGTGTTTGGTCAAAAGACCTTGCAGAAAATGCCTGGGGCGTTTGATAGAATCAATGTTCGTAGATTGTTCTTGTATCTTGAGAAAGTTACAAAAGCTACTTGTCGCTATTACGTCTTCGAACCCAATACCATCTTTACTCGTACCCGTGTTAAAGATGATCTTAGACCTCTTTTTGAGCGGGCTAAGAATAACGAAGGCGTTTATGATTATATAATTGTCTGCGACGAAAGAAATAATACTCCAGACGTAATAGATCAAAATGAGCTTATAATTGACATATATATTAAGCCGGTAAGAGCCGCTGAGTTTATTTTGGTGAATTTCTATGCGACCCGCACTGGCGCGGACTTCCAAGAGTTTATTGGTTAAATAGATATACTATCAATTAAAAATCCAGGCTTAGCCTGGATTTTTAATATATACAAATTAAATTTTATCTATAGACATGATTGACTATAATTATATATCAACAGATATAGAGACTATTCTGCGTCTTAAAGAAAAATTTCCTAAGCATTTTTCAGCTATGGTTAAGCGCCAGCATGTCGATATATATTCTCGTATTATAGAATATAATAACTATTATAAATTGCATACAGAGACATTAAGTCAGAGTATTTACAATTATATACATCAGATAACAGCAATTCCTAAATGCCCCGAGACTGATAAACCTCTAAAATGGTGGGGAGCTAATTGGTCTTATAGAAAGTATTCGAAGCGTGGGATATTATCAAAAGAATCTATAATTGCTAGATCAAATAAAAAAAAGAATAAATCCTTTAAAAAGAATATAATAGACTATAAAACCCTCTCGCCTCCAGCAGCTACATTCGACGAGCTGAGATATAAATTACACGATCTTTTCCCTAGCGAGGGCTATAATGCTATAAGTCAATTATTATCATCTCGATATCCCGAACTCAAAAAGCAAATTCACGACTTCTACGCTACTAAATATATCGCTGATTTTAAAGAGTATTTATTCCTACTTTGCAACAATCTTACCGATCCTCCGCGATGTGAAGTAAATCCATTAGATTATTGCACGTTTATATCTTGTAAAGAGGGCTATAAACCATATAATGTAAAAAATGTAGCAGAGAAAAAAATAATAGATAGAAATAACAAGATAGAAAATTCTATTACATATGATATATGTGAAACGAAAAAGCTGCTACAGCATTATATAGATAGTGGGGATATATGCAAACAAAATTTAAAACAATCTCTTACAAAAATTGACCCTAATATTGTAAAATCTATTATAATACATGGCGATAAATCTGCAGATACCTTTTCACATAAATGTCATTTATTGATATACGGCTCTCCTGAGCAGCAAAACCGCATTAAACATCAGTATATGGGATTCGATACTGGATACGCAGAAAGGTTTAAACACACCAATACTAGTGCGGGAGAGGAACAGTTAGCAGAATTTATTTCTCAATTTTCAAAAATTGAAAAATATAGAGATGATAAAGAAATTGATATATACATCCCCGAAAAGCAAATCGGTTTTGAATATAACGGAGAGTATTATCATTCAAATGCTTATAAAAGCAAAAACTATCATTTAGATAAAACCCTACATTTTAATAAGAACGGGATAAGTTTATTTCACATATTTGAAAATGAGTGGTGTAATAAGAGATCTATAGTTGAATCTATAATCAAAAGCAAATTAGGGGTGATAGATAATAGGATTTTTGCGAGAGAGTGTATTGTTAAAGCAATCGACTCAGAACAAAAAGGGAAATTTTTAACATTAAATCACATTCAGGGTAACGATAAAGGCTTTCTCAATCTAGGTCTGTTTTATCAGTCAGAGCTGGTTAGCGTAATGACTTTTGCAAAAAGAAAAATTACCGGTAAAAGAACATTTGAGCTTTCAAGATTTTGTAATAAGTTAAACACTACTGTTATTGGAGGGGCATCTAAGATGTTTAAACACTTTATTAATAACTACTATGAATATGGTCAGGAAATCACCACATATTCCGATTTAAGATATTCTCAAAACTCCCAACTATATGAAACGCTCGGGTTTAAATTCTCGCACCGATCGTCTCCAAATTACTATTACTTTAAGCCTGCTGGTGGTGGTAAATATATGAAATTGATACACCGAAGCGGATTCATGAAACATATGCTTAAGTTTAAGCTCAATATATATGATGAAAATAAAACAGAGAAGGAAAATATGTCAGATAACGGGTATTACTGGATTTATGATTGCGGTAACAACGTATATAAGTATAGCGCAGAACCGCTCTCTTAATTTACTAGTCTATATAAAATATATAATTAATCGCCCTCTCTCACCTTGTATCGTTGTTGGAACCTTGCTTCTGTACCGCTACCAACATATTCGGCTCTTAGTACGCCTAAAGCAGCTTTAAGCTTTTGTCGCACATCTTTTTCTGTTTTACCTATTGCCGCAATAAAACTCTCGACTCTGCCTTCGCCGCCATGGAATGACCAATCCCATTCAGTATTTCCGATTACACATTCTGGAAGTTTGTCCCAGGAATCACCAACGAGAAGCCTATAACTCTCCGGGGTTAATGCTATTCCTACATACGGGAATAATTCTTGAGCTTTATTTCGAGCCTCTTTAAGCTGTTGCATCTCTTCCGGAGATCTTTTATAACGTGATTGAAAAGTAGGGTTAAGCGCTATATCTGATAAAATTTTACATTTAGGTATGAATAAGTTATGAAGAAGTGATTCAAAGAAAGTAGCTAAATAACTACTAGATATATTATGCCCTTTAGCAAACTCGCTAAATTTTGCATCATATAGAGTCTGTTCTTGTTGTCCTCCGCCACCGCTAGTTGGGTCAAAATAATGGTCAATAGAAGAAGTACCCCAATCTGTAAATGTACTTACTTCAACATTGAGTAAATCTGCAATTTCAATTGCAGGAACGATATCTCCATATTTCTTTTTAGAGGAAGTATAAGCCTCCCAGATTAACTCCGCATCTTGTTTCATTATTATATTTATGAAAACAGACAGGACTATTCTATAATCTCGATATTACATTTAGCAATGCCTCGGCTAATGAGCTGTAAATCTCTTGCTGCGGCCTGAGATACATCTAATACTCTTCCAGCGATATAAGGCCCTCTATCGGTAATAACCACAGTAGTTTGCAAATCTGGATTATCCTCACGAACTACCTTTACCTTTGTATTAAAAGGCAAGGTCTTATGAGCAGCAGTTCTCAGAGAATCATTTAGAGGTATACCTGATGCTGTTGTTGTAGAGTTTGTTCTCGTAGAATAATGAGAAACAATACCACTCTGATAGAGGGTAGTTTTTGCTTTTTCAGTTTGAGCGCAACCTATAAAAAATAGTATTGGGAGTACAAATATAAAATTTTTAATCATATAAATCAATCATCAAAACCATCGTGCTCGTCTCTATAACCTTGCCCTGTTATTAACTCCCACAAATGGCTACTATCAATATCTTGCAGCGGTTGAGCTTCCCTATTGTAAATTTTGACAGCTTGCTTCAACGCGTCAAGATCGTCTTGATTGCGAAGGAAATTCAACTCATTAGCAGCTTTAATATAGGTATCGTCTAAGTCCCAATTACCCTCGTTGTCATTTAAGATGTCGAGGATATCATCTAGAAGAGACTGTTGTCTAGGCCGCTGGGAATATGCCTCCCAAATTAATTCTGATTCATTGTCCATATTGTTATTTATCGCTTTTATTTGCTCTTCCTATCTAAAAGTGGTGGAGGTGAGGGGAGTCGAACCCCTGTCCAATACAATCTAACAAAATAACTTTCTTCATACTTAGCTAAATTCCAGATTTCAATGACAATAGGTTCTGGTGGTTTTAGCAACCTATGTTTTTATGTCTACCTACTATAGTGAAGAGCCTACAGCCGCCCCGCTTCTATTTTATTATTGGTATTCAGCGCGTCAACCATACTCATTGCTATACCCAAATACTTTAATGAGAATCCGTATTTGTTTTTTCAGGCAGTGAGAAGAGAATCTTCTTCAACTTCAACGAGAAACTCGTCGGCGTTGTTGAAGATATACTCAGCTTCTGCAAGAAGGTCTCCGTAGTCTTCTTCGGCTGTTATGTTTTTTAATCACTTTAACGAGTTAGATTATTCTCGGTATGCTTATTATTTTCTCAATCTACTGTCGAAACCAATTACACCCCCCTTTCTATTTGAATATATAGTATTTTTTTATTTATTCAAATATTGTTTTACAGTATTTTCTATACCATATTTAAAGTTAAAAAGCGGAGACCATCCCAGCTCATTTTCAATTTTAGTTGTATCTATTGCATATCGTACATCATGGCCAGGTCTATCTTTAACATATGATATGAGGTTATGGCGATCCTTTAAATTAGTTTGCTGCTCTATAATATCGCATATTATCTTTACTACTTCGATATTTTGCATTTCAGCATTGCCTCCTATGCAATATGTTTCACCAGATTTACCACGGTTAAAAACTTTTATGAGCGCGTTTGCGTGATCCTCCACATAAAGCCA